CCTTCTGATGCACCATAAAGCGGTTGCACAAGATTAGCAGTGCATGGGTTAGCCAATAGTTTAGCATAACTAGTGGTTTGAGCGTCTAGAGACGTTGCAGTCTCCAGTAGCCTTCTTTCCTTGGGCCTTGCGGACCCTCTGCCTCTGGCGGCGCGAAGCGCTGCGGTTGGTTTTGGTTGAGGTTTCCGAGATTGTTTCGTCCTCATTCTTCCGGGTTGGTTTCTTTGACTGATTATTTACCTTAACAGGTGAAGTTTTCTTACTAACGATCGTTTCCGATGTGCGTTTATGAGTGGACCTCTTCACCTGCCTAATTTTATTTTCATCCTGTTTAGGTTCAGGAGAGGCTTGAATCGTCTTACTAGGCTGAATGCCTTTACCCGGTACAATATCATTATTGATTATGCACGTAATCTCGGGTTGGTGAGTTTCAGGAGTTAAGTCGAGACACTGAGGAGGTTTCATGGGATCACCGTATGTGATCCAATCCTTGAATAGTTCCAGGTCGAAGTCTGGCATTTGACTCGACACGACATCATCCATCCAGATGCCGTATTCATTTGGGAACTGATCCTCACGATCAAAACTGGCCCAATGGGAGGTCATTCTGAACGCTTGGTCGTGCTCAACCCGCGATTGTACGTCCACAGTCGCGACTTTCCTTGCAAATTCTCCAAGAATCGGCGTATTCTTATCAGTCAGGAGAATTGCAATGGCTTTGTCAACCGCCTTTTGTTCGGGGGACATGTTGACATCCATACTTATAGTAGTATGAAACTTCACCAGTTGACGTTTCACGTCGCTCATGCTGTCTTGGCCACCAGACCATGCGGTTCCGTAGAATCTCGCAAGGAATTGCACTGGTTCACCGTTCTTCTTAAAGTCAAGTTTCAAAACTTGACCCCAAGTCGTAGCGCTCCTTCGGTATGCAGCATCAGCTTGATCGGCTGAAAACTGACGTGGGATGGCAACAAGGCCGTCGTCCCCTCCATAGACCCCCAAGCTCTTCCAAGCTTGTTCATAGTCTAGACCGAGGTCACACATCGCTGAGAACGATATGAAAGCAGTTAGTATCGTATTGAACAACGAAGTTTCCGGGCTCCCAGAAGCACGAGCGTATCCCGTCTCATACTTCTTGCCTCCGAGTTGTCCGTTCTTACCATATTGTTCCCGCATTTGGAACAACATGTAGTCGTCGTTTCCGAATAAACCAAGCATGATTGGTTCTTCGATGTATTTCCTGACTTCCTCCGTCACATGGCCATCCATGCGGGAGAAGTCGGTTTCTGCGACGAGTTCTTGACCGTTTACTATTTCTGCCACTCTAGCAGCAATGTCTCCTGGTTTCTTGAAAGCATACCATGAAAATGTCTTAACATGTTTGCTTGCAGCCAGGGTATACTGCGAGTATTCCAGTTTGGTGAGGCCGGGCAATGTCGAAATGACACGCGGAGTCCCGACCTTCGCATAAGCTTCGCGCTTCATGAATGAGTTTATTGTGCTGTCAATCACGCTCCCCGTGTTTGCAGCCTCATCCAGAATGGCGCGTTGTGTTGTCCTCGTCTGATTATCTCTGACGGCTTCAAAATCAACAGGACACAATACAGTATCTCCAACGACACGCTTGACGAATTGTCGCGCTCGTTTTCTGTTTAGTTTGTTGATCGGTAAGCGCCGAAGTTGTTTTAGATTTGTCACTCTTGACTCGACTCCCCATGTTGTAGTCTTCTTGTCCTGTGATGGTGCAAAGCATCCCCCAGATACAAGAGCTGGCATGAACGGCTCGATAGTTGTCTTATCGTTATCGTCCCCAGTCAAGTCCGCGCTGTAACCAATAACACCTGACGATATGTTGGCAACGTAAGGTGCTTTGATTGTCTTATTCTCGCGGATATAATCCGCAATGATGACACCTTTCGTTCGGTCGGATTCGGCCCAAGATGCAACCGAGCCAACATTGGCGTTTTGTTTGGAAAGTCGATCCGCTGCCAACATGTTTTCCAACACGCTGGCCGGCACACTAGCTTCTCCATAGGTTCCTGCTCGTCCAACTGATACACTCAGTCCGTCAGTACCCAGTGAGTACAAAGATGCCCAACCGTTAGTTACCGGTTGCAGTCTCTTGAGTTCCGTTCCGTCAAGCCACCAATTGGCAATCCAGGATGAAACTCCTCTCCATGTTCCTACGGGAGTGAACAATACCAGTTTCTTTTCATTACTGACATGTCTCAAATCCACGAGGAAGTGTGTTACGCAGTAAGTGATCCCGAAGATCTTCTTTACTGCTACGAGTGAATCGCAATTGTAGTCCCACAATTTGTGTTGGAACGTAGCTCCACCAGCCACGCGGGTGACTAGTTCGTTGTCTTTGTTGAAGTAGTGAACAGTATCACCACTTGACGACGCTACCTTTGATGGTAACGT